CGCGAGAAAAAATTCAAAATTTATCCAATTATCTCGCCGTATTATTTTTTTGCTGTATCAACATTTAATTGAATATCAAACATAAAAAGTTCGATTTCGTTTAATACATTTTCGGGAAGTTCTCTTTGTAGATTTGGCGCATCTGCGGGTGCAAATGCTTTTGTCCCATCTTCATTTTCTGCATTTTTACAAAGAAGATAAGTTGATATTGTTAAAGCATCATCTGTCCCTGCGGCTGACTGTGCGCGAACTCGATCATCCCTTGTTAAAGGTTTAAAATATAGATTAGCTTTTACAACGCCGTTTGCGTCTTTAAATTCATATTTACGTCTGGCTGTCATCTGATCCCTGTAGGTTTCAGTTAACAGGTCGATTGTTCTTTTTGTTGACATTTAGTTTAATTAGT